GGTCTTGCCCGAGGTGGTGGGCGTCTTGATGTCGGCGACAGCGCGGATCAGTTCGCCCGCCTCGACGGCGTAGTTGCCGGTGCGGACGATGGCGTCGGCGGTGCTCGTAGCCTGGAAGCGCAGCGCGAAGGTGCCAATGCTCGCACCGCTCGCGCTAGACGATGAGAGGCCGGTGATGTTTGCTGACTCGGCGTTCCACGTCCCGATGCCGGTCTCACAGGTGGAGTCGGTTTCGGAGAGGATGTTGACGCGACTGGACACCGTGAGCGCGACCTTGTTGCTGCCGCTGTTGAACGAGGCGGTGATGATGGGCGCCTCGGGTGGGGTGATGGCGATACTGAAGTCTTCGACCGTGAAGCCGTTGGCCGCACCCTGACTTGCCCGCGCGAGGGTGGCCACGCCAGCGCCCGGATTCTTCGTCACCTTCCCATAGATGCGGTAGGAGGTGTTGTTGGCGAGCGAGACCGGCGGGGTGATGGTCTTCTCCGTCCCGGTCACCGCGTCGGCCTGAAGGCTGGTGTTGTAGGCCGTCACCCATGCGGCGGCCTTGTAGTCGTTGCCGAAGACGATCGGGTTGCTGGCCAGGTCGTTGGGCTCACGCGCAACGAAGCCAGCCGAGGAGACCACACTCACGTTGGCGTTGGTGCGGGCATAGGAGATGGTGTTGGCGGTGGTTGCGCTGATCGTGTACGAACCGTCGAAGACGGCATCGGCGGAGTTGAGTGCGACCCACACCCGGTCACCGACCGAGTAGCCGTGGTTGGCGCTAAACGTCAACTTGGCCACGTTCGAGGTCAGTTCCTTGTTGGTGACGACCGCAGCCTTCACGATCATGAACTGGTACTGGCTCTGGTCAAGGCTCGACGACCAAGTAACCAGCGGCGACCCCGTGTTGGTCAGGCTCGTTGTGCTAGTTGCCGTGGGGACAGTGAAGGTGACGGTCCACGGTGCAGCAACGCTCACAGCAGTGATGGTGCGCGTGCCGTCATACACACCCGGTGTGGACGTGCCGGAAGCATCCACGCCGGACACGACCACCGGGTCGCCGACAGCGAAAGGCGTCTGGGCGGCGAACGTCAAGGTGGCGACATTGCTGGCCACGACCTTGTTGGTGGGGGCTGCGGTCGCTGTCGAGTTAGCCGAGTAGTCCCAGGTCAACGTCGGTTGCGAGGTGGAGGACAAGGTTCCAGCGGGTGCGGTGATGTCAACAGTGGGGAACTTGGCGATGCGGTACTCGATCCACACCTCGTTGATCGAGGAGACGTTGGCTCCCGACTTGTTGTCAATGACCTTCACTGAGACGTTGTCGAAGATCCGGGTTCCGGTGTAGACGTAGTCCCATCGCCCGTTGGAGACTGGCGCAATGCCGATCCAGGGGCCATAGATCCAGGTCGATGAGGAAGCCGTCCCGGTGTAGGTGGTGAGGCTGGAGAAGTTGCTGGTCTGCCAGCCGACAGCAAGGCTCACGCTTCCAGCCGAAGGCCGGGACATGCGAGTGACGAAGCGCACCGACTCGATGTACTCGTCTGAGGCGAGCGAAACACTGGAGCCGAGGAAGCCGACCACCGTGTACAGACCGGCCGACGTGCCCTTACTGGTGATGCCGCTGGCACCGCCCGAGTCGTTGTCGGCCAAGCGTGCCTGCATCGAGGCGCCCGAGCCGAACGTGTTGAAGTTGGTGGAGCCCGTCTTGATGCTGTTGGCCTTCAGGGTGAACACGCCGACGCTCATCGGTTACGCAACTCCCTCACCAGATCGTTGAAGGCCTTGTTGACGGCGGCTCGCGCGGCGCGCTCAACCTGCGCTTCCGTCTTGCCCGTCACCTTGACCTCCACCTTCACTGCACCCTGCTGGACGTACACGGTGTTGCCGTTGCGACCAGACTTGACCTTGCCGTCGAGGGCATTGACCAGGTCGGCTGCGCGCTTCTCCTGCGAACCGTACTGCGACTTGGAGGCGATGCCGCCAAGCGTGTTTCCGCTCGCGGCCAGTTGCTTCTCCAGGTCGTTGACCTGCTTGATGGTGCCAGCGCCGCCGTTGAGCAGGTTCGCGGCGATGCTGCCGCCCTGAACCGCACCGGCGGAGATGATCTCCTGGAGCGAGGTGTTGTTGAGCCCGGCCTTCTTCAACTGCTCAACCTGCTTGGCGAAGTCCTGCGCGGCCTTCACCCGAGCCTTCATCACATCGACGATGTAGTCGGCGCCCTTGGTGAAGCCGGGCGGCAGGTTGATGTTCGCCACCGAACCGAACTGCACGATCGAGTCGCGGATCTGGTCCGACATCTGCTTCATCGAGTCGCGGATCTGCTTCAGGTCATCCTTGGCCTTGACCAGCCGCTCCTTCAGGCCAGCCTTGATCGCAGCGATGGTTGCACCGGCTGCATCGAACGCGGACTTCTTGGCCTTGGCCGTCGACTTCTTCGAGCCGCCACCCTTCGACTCACCGCCACCACCGCCGCCACCGGACAGTGCGGGTACGGTGGGTGGCTTGCTCGCGTCGGCCAGCGCCTTACGCTCGGCCTTTTTCTTGTTCTGGTAGTTGGCCTTCGTCTTGGACTGGTTGCGCAGCACCGGCTCCGGCGTGCGACCGGCGGCGGCCTCCTTCACCTGATCGGCAGCAGCCTTCGCTGCACGGGCGGCAGCGTTCAACTCGCCGACCGCCATGTCGCCCAGTTCACGGGAGGCGGTGACGACACCGGGGATCTTGGCCCGGATCCCATCCTCGACACCCTTGCTCAACATGTTGCCGACGTACAGACCCTCAGTGGAGGGGCTGTTGATGCCGAGCACGTTCTTCAGGCCGTTGACGACGTTGGCGCCCATGTCCCTGATGGCATTGACTGGCGCTGACGCCATGTTCTTGATGCCGTTGACCAGCCCACGGATCAGATCCTTGCCCGCCTCGAACAGCCACGAGCCGATGTCGGCGATGGCGCCGGTGATCCGTCCAGGCAGGCCGAGGAAGAATCCCACGACCGACGCGACGTGACCCGAGATGGTGGTGATGAGTCCGCCGATGAAGTTGACGGCCGTGGAGATGGCGTTGGTGATCGCCGTCCACACTGCTTGCGTCGCGGCCTTGATGGTGTCCCAGTTCTTGGTGATGAACAGCACCGCCAGGCCGATGGGCCCGGTGAGGATCGCCAGCAGCAGCGGCCAGTTCGCCTTCACCCAGTTCCACACGGTGGTGATGACCTTCAGCACACCCTGGAAGGCGGCAGTCATCGCCTTGCGGAAGACCTCCGACTTGGTCCAAGCCAGGTAGAGGGCCCCGGCCAACAGGGCAATCGCTGCGATGACCAGACCGATGGGGTTGGCGGTGAGTGCAGCATTCAGCAGCCACTGCGCGGCCGTCCACGCCTTCGTCGCTGCCGACACCGCCAGGCCCGCCACCTTGGAGGCGACGGTGGCAGCGGTCGACGCGACGACACCGGCAGCGGTGCGCAGGTGCGCGAGCCCCAGCAGAACCATGTCCTTGGCCCACTTGCCGGAGGCAAGCGCGGCATTCTTCATGGAGGTGCCCAGCCCGGCAACCTTCCCGCCGAGGGTGCCCATGCGGCCCGAGAAGGCCGACTCTGCGGCAGCCGAGGAGCGCAGGCCGGACGCGAAGTTCCGCATCCCCTGCCCGACGCCCAGCATCGCCTTGTTGAGCAGCCCAGCCTGGGTGGTGTTGAAGCCCATCGCGGCCTTGGTCGCCCTCAGGCCAGCGATGGCCGGGGCGAGGACCTTCATGCCGATGAAGCCAGCACCCAGGGCGGTGACCACCTGGGTGAGCAGTGACATGGCGGTGGCGTTGCCGGAGATGGCGTTGAGTAGCCCCGTGAAGTAGCCCATGAGGCTGATCAGCGGCGGCACCATCTGCACGAAGCCCTGCACCAGTGCGGGCAGCAACGGGGCCATGGGGATGAAGGCCTTCACCAGTTCCACCATGGCGGTGGTCAGGGCGGGCATCTGCGGTACGAGGGCCTGGAAGGCGGTGAGCAGCCCGTCGCCAAGTGCGGTGACCAGTTCGTTGAGTACCGGCCCGAGCGCGGTGAGCACCGGCTCCAGGGCGCTGGCGATGATGCGGGCGAACTGGCCGATGAACTTGACCAGCGAGGTGATGATCGGCAACAGGGCGGCAAGGATCGGCGCCAGCGCCTTGATGAGGCCGGACAGCGACGGGCCCAGCACCTTGCCCAGTTCGAGCAGTGCAGGCGTCAAGGTGGTGACGACCGTGGAGATGGCCGGGCCCAGGCTGGACCCGAAGCCCTTGGCCAACGCTTCAACAGCGGGCACCAACTCGTTGAGCGCACCAGAGATCGCAGGGATGGCGGGCATGAGCCCGTCGATCAGCGCGTTGCGGGCGGTGTCCTTGAAGGTGGACAGCACACCGAGCAGCGACTTGGACTGACGCTCCATGGCACCGGCCGCACCCGGGAACTTCTGCATCCCCTTGATGATCGCGTCGATGGCCTGGTTGACGTCGACCTGACCATCCTCGACGGCCTTGGTCATGGCCTGCATGTCGCCACCGAACATCTCGGCAGCGATAGCGGCCTTGGCGTTGAAGCCGGGCAGCGCGTTGCCGATCTGCATCAGGTCCTGCGACATGATGCGGCCCGCCGAACGCATCTGGCCGAAGGCGTAGGCCACAGCCTCGATGGCTTGCGGCGGCTGACCGAGGGCTGAAGTGATGTCGCCGATGGCGGGGATGATGCGGTCGGCCGCATCCTCGGCCGTGAAGCCGATCGACATGAGCCGCTTGGTCGCATCGAGCAGGCCCGGCAACTCGAACGGGGTCTTCGCCGCGAAGTCACGCAGTTGCCCGAGGTACTCCTCGGTCTTGGCGGCAGACTGCTGCACGCTCATGCCCTGAGCGCGAAACAGTCCCTCGAACGAGATGACGGTCTGCTCGTACTGGGCTGCTGCCGACAGGCCCATTCCGGCGGCGGCGACGAACGCCGCACCCACGCCAGCGGCTGCAACCTTGGCCACCGTCGACAGGCCACGCAGTGCGTTGGCGCCAACAGCGGAGGCCCCGTTGACTGCGGAGCCCATCTTCTCAGCGGACTTGGCCAACGCCGTTGTGTCGGCGGCCGACCGCTTCATGTTGGTCGAATAGTTCGAGGTGTCGGCGCGGAGGCGGGCGAGGACGTCAACGACAGTGCCGCTCATCGTCCCCGCCCCTCCTCAGTCTTTGTTCTCCGACGCCCTGAGCGTGTAGAAGGCCATCCACTCGGTCAGTTCGGCCGAGGAGATGGGGCGGAACGATTCACTGCCGTACAGCAGTTCTTCGACCGTCCGCCCTAGCGCCTCCGCTAGTTCGTAGAGGAACCTTCGCTCGGGGTGTCGGAGGAGCCTTCCCCCGCTGCATCAGCCGCACCATCCGAGAAGCCGGACAGTCGCATCCCGGGGGATGCCACGCGGTCGATTGCCACACCAGACTTGGACAGGATCGCGTCGCGGTCGCCCGCCTCGAACACCCGCTCGCCCGTCTCCGGGTCAAACGAGGTGGCGATGACGATCTCCGGGTACACGACCTGGAGGTTGATGCCGCCGGTGTTCTGGTCGACGGCCTGCTCCAGGATCCGGGTGCGCTCGGCACCTGTCATGCCCCGCACCTCGATGTCGACGTTCCACTCGGGGACCGTGACGATCTCGGACGGGATGTCTTGCGCTGCGAAGATGGTCTCTCGGATGCTCACTGCTACTCCTTCTCAGGGGACACGATGGGTCACGATGGGCACAGGGGCCACGGGTTGATGAGGATCAGACGAACGCGCTGGTGTCGCGCGTGACGGCGCCGTTGACCTGCAACTCCACCGAGTACGAGACGATGTCGCCGACGGGCGCACCCACCTCGTAGTTGGTGACGATGACCTTGCCCGAGTAGCGGACGCGGCCGGTCGTGGAGCCTTCCGGCCCGAACTGGAAGAAGTTCGAGTCGGAGTCGTTGCCACCGGAGGCGGTGACCGTCTGGGTGGCTTGCGCGGCGATCATCGCGGGGAAGATGATGTCGGGGCCGGTCGACGCGGTGGCGTCGAACTTGCCACTGACCGTGATCTTCGAGTCGGACAGACCAGCGATGTAGGTCTTGGCCGACGTGCCGAAGGTGCTCGTCTCGGCGGCCTCGATCTCGCGCGGGAAGGACACTTCCTCGATGGTGTTGGAGATGTCGCGGGACGTACCGGCGACGTCGTTGATACGGAAGGCGGAACCCTTACCGTGACGGAACGTGGGCATCTTCTCTTACCTCCGGGCGAATGCAGCGGTGTAGGTGATGGCTCCGGTGTTGGCCGTGATGGACTGCACGCGGAGGTGGCGGTTGACGGTGGTGCCAGCGGCGACGACCACCCGCTGGGCGGACAGCGTTGAGGCTGCCACGTTGGTGAAGGTGGCCAGGTCGGCCCAGGACGAGTTGTCGAGTGAGTGCTGGATCTTGAACGAGGTGATGCCGATGTTGGCGTTGGCCGTGACGTGCAGGTGGGCCACACCGCCGTTGGAGGTGAGGGCGGCGTTGTCGGCGTTGCCCCCGTTGGTGGTGACGGCGGTGGAGACCGTGGTGCCCGCAGCCAGCAGGTGGCCGGACCACACGCCTTCGTCGGCCTGGAACTCGGCGCTCACTGAGACCAGGTCGCCCACCGGCGAGGAGACCTCGTAGTTGACGGCCATGACGGCAGCCAACTTGGCCCGACGGCCTGCGCCGCCAGTGGGCTGGGCGTAGCCGTCCGGGAAGTAGGACAGGATCGAGTCGGTGGCCGAGCCGAGGATCGGGTTCAGCACGGTGTCGACACCGTCAACGGACTGGCCGTCGAACATGCCGGAGGCGCTGACCTTGCCGTCCTGAAGTCCGGCGATGTAGGTCTTGGCACTGGTGCCGAAGGCGCTGGTCTCAGCAGGCTCCACCTCGACCGTGGCCGTGGCCTCGTTGAGGTAGGGGGACAGGTTGTACTGGTCGAAGAACACCCGCGTGTTCTGACCATGGCGGAAGGTGGGCATCAGGCGGCCTCAACCTTCTCGATGACTCCCTGCTCGATCAGCCAGGGAACCGAGTCGGCGGGGATGTTGTCGACCTCGTCGCCCACCTCAGCCCGCTGATGCGGGGGGTAGTCGATGCCGACGAGCACGCGGTACAGCGGCTTCGTCTTCGTTGCCACGACCTGGCTCCTTCCTGGTTCATGAGACAGCCCCGAAGCGCCGCTCATGAGGCACAGGGCCATGGTGGGAGCAGGTTCGGGGCCACGGGGGCACGTCTTATGCGGTTGTGGGGCCAGTCTAGGACGGGGCGTCGTGCCACCGGTCCCGGACATGACGATGCCCGCCAGGTCTTCCCCTCCCTGGCGGGCATCGTCAGTCTATGGGCTCAGCCCTTCGGCTGTCCATCGGGCTTGTCCTCGACGGCTTCCCAGTCCTTGCGGGTCTTGATCGAACCCTCACGGCTAGTTTCCTTCACCGGCCACATGTCACACCTCCCCCAGGATCTGCGCCTTGGTGGGGCGCTTGTAGAAGCCGAACAGCGGGTCGTCGCTGCTGGGCTCGACCGTGGCCATGAACTCGACCCGGTCACCGGCCTCGACCTCGACCGCGATGGAGGAGGGGGCCGTGCCCCACACCTTCCACCCGGCGTCCGACTCGACCAGCAACTTGACCGAACCGCCGAAGTCGTTCTCGACCCACTTGGCGGACAGGACCTTACCGGCCACCTGGATCCTGCCCTCGTCGGGCACCTTCACACCGGCGGCGACCAGGGCGGCCTTGGTGGCTTCCCGCTCCACCATCTCAGCGGCCCGCTTGGTGGCCCGCTCGCGTGCGACCTGCGCGGCAGCGATCTGCTTGGTGCTCAGGCTGCCGTACCGCTTGGCCTTGAAGGCCAGGTCCTCGATGAAGGAGTCGTTGAGGACCTCGACCGTCTCCGGCTCGGCGAGCCAGGCAACCTCGGGGTGCTCGGCGAAGAACGCGGCCGTGGCCTTCTCCCGCTTGATCCGCTCGGAGTCCAGGGCGGCGGCCTTGCGCTTGGCGCTGAACTCTGCCTTGGTCATCTCGAAGCGACCATCGAGGCAGGTCTCGCCGACGAAGATGAACTGCTTGGCGTCCTCGCGGACCATGAGGGCGGCGTAGCGGATCCTTGCCCCGCAGTGGCCGCACTGGCCGGAGGAGCCAGCGCCGAAGCGGAAGCCCCGCTCGATGAGTCGGTCGACAGCCTCGCGGCGAGCGGCGACCTCGGCCATGCCGTAGGAGCCGGGCTCGGGCCTGGTGTCGAAGACTCCGTAGAACTGGTAGGCCTCGGGGTCAAACTCCGGCGCGCTGGGGCGGTGGATGTCGGACCTGGCGGTGGTGGTCATGGGGTCTCCTCTCCCGGGTACAGCACCATCGTACCACACCCGGGTTAGGGGGTCACAGGAAGGTGATGCAGTCCCAGCCGGAGCGCAGGCTCGAACCCACCAGGTAGCCGAGCGCGCCATGTAGCGACCGCTGCCCCTGGCTCGCCTCGAACCACTCCGACCCACCGTCCAGTGAGGTGGTGACGATCAGCCACGTCCCACCCACATCCTCGATCTGCGCGTGGTGGTGGTGGCCCATCATGATGATGCTCAGCCGGGTCTGGTGGTGGAAGTGGAAGTAGTCGCGCTGCTTGCGCGTCCAGTCGGCGATCTTGCCCTGCACCTTGTGGCCGTGCGTCAAGCCCACCGGCACACCGCTCAACTCGAACGTGGTCATCCACTCGTCGTGAGGGATCTGCCAGTCGATCTGGTCGGCGATCTTCGTCCGGTCCAGCACGCGCTTGCTCAACTCGGCCAGCGTCAGATCCAGGTTGTCCGACGCCGAGGTGTAGGGGGCTTGGCCGATGACCTGCCGGATCTCGCCGTGGTTGCTGGGGGTGCGGGGTGCGATGATCGGCAGGCCGAAGGCGGCGAAGGCCTCCAGCCGGGCGCAGTCCATGTCGACGGCGAAGCCCATCTGCTTGCGCAGGGTGGCGGTGGTGCGGGCCTGCGAGGGGTAGTGGCCGAAGATGTTCTCGACCCGGTCACCGGCCGACACGTCGGCGATGGCCTCGATGTTGTGCCCGGCCTTGCGCAGTCGCTTGATCGCATCCAGGCTCCGCTCGACCGCGTCCTGCTCGCGTGTCAGCAGCCCGTCCAGCCCGCCACCGGCACCCTTCCCGGCCTGCTCGTCGCCCTGGTGGTGGACGTAGGTCACACCAGGCCCCAGGCCCGCTCCGAGCGTGCGGCGGGGGGCGCGGACCAGCGCGGCCATGCGGTCCAGTTCCTCATCGGCCAGGATCTGCGCGGGGCTACGCCGACGGAAGCGGGCCTTGTAGGAGTACAGCCAGATGGTGTCGCGGTCGCCGGACTCCAGCCGCTTGGACTGCTGCCACTTGGCGACCTTGACGGTGTCGTCGATGACCTCGAACTCGTCGGGGCTGAAGCCGAAGAAGGTGAGCAGGGGACTGAAGTCGTCGGTCAACTCGACCGGGATCTTGCCCGTCTCCAGTCGACCGGTGCCGTCCGGCAGGGTCTCAGCGAACCCTTCAGCCTTCCCGGTCGGCTGGTTCTCCAGGTCGTCGATCGCATCAGCGGTGTTCACAGGGCCTCGTCAGGTGAGCAGGTGCAGAAGTCGCCGCTGCGCTCGATGCGCCGACGATGCCTGCGGAGGTTGTAGACCCGGGGGCACCCGGTGTCTTTCATGCGCTCGTACACGGCGGTCAGTTGGGGGCCCTCCGGGTTGTCGATGAGGGCTGCCAGGCGGCGCCTGGACTCATCATCGAAGGTGTTGAGCCAGCGAGAGACCGTGCATTGCGGGCCTCGGTGGCGGATGGGGAGGGGCTCGTCGAGGAGTGCTGAAGCGTCCTGCTTGGTCACTGTGGTCTCCCTGGTCACTCGAACCACGAATAGGTCAAGCGACAGGTTACCGGATCATGACCCAGAATCGGGGGAGGGGAGGAGAATCTCCCGAGCGCCAGGACTGCCACACACGGCCTTGCAGCGCGAGCAGCGAATCAGCCACGGCCGCGTCAAGGCGATGGCGAACATGCGACCGCACCTCCAGCAGCGCGGATCCCGGTCCACGTCGGCGCCCTTGCCGTACAGGTCAGCCACCGGACTGCTCCCCACAGTCGGGGCACAGCCACGCGGGCTCGGACTGGCCGACGGTGGCGATGTCCACCCGGTTGCGATGCTGGCAGCCCTCCTCGGGCTGGGTGATGAGCAGCGCGGTGAGCACCTTGCGCGACTCGGTGAGGTGGTCGATGGCCTGCTCCAGCACCGCCAATGCCGACTCGGCGATCTGGCGGTCGGTGACCTCCGGCGCCTCGCTCATGCCTGCACCCACTGACCGTTGGTGATGAAGCCGTGCTCGCCGCAGCAGTCAGGCCACAGCAGGCTGGGCGCCAGGTGGAGTGGCTCCGCACTGATGAAGTCGTGCAGTTGCACGCCGGTCGCTCGCCAGCACGGGAACCAGCCGTCCTCGACCGGCCCACGCTTCTCGACCTCCAGATGGCCGTCGCACCAGTGCCACACATGCAAGTGCTTGATGTCGTGAGCGCAGTCGGTGCCATAGATGCAGGTGCCTTCAGGCTCCTCATACTTGGCAGCGCACACGAACCACGAGTAGGCGATCTTATCGTTGATCTTCGTGCAGCCCTCGGGCAGTTCCTTGGTCATGCGAACTGCACCGTGAAGTTGGCGGACACGATCGGACGGTCGTCGTCGTCCTTGCCCAGCGGGTTGATGTAGCCGGACGGGCGCACCCGCAGGAACCGAACCCCGGCGATGGTCTGGTCGGTGATGGCCAGGAGCACAGCACGGATGGCCAGGGCCTCGTCGCGCGCGGCGGGGTAGTCGTCACGTCCGGCGCGCACCAACACCTGCAAGGTCGGCGTCTCCACGGCGATGCCCGGCGACATCACCTCCACCGGCCCGGTGCCCTCACCCTCGATGAGCGCACGACACACGTCAGGCTTGTCCGGCATCATCGACACGAACAGGTCGGTGCCGGACGTCCCGCGTCCGTTGGTGGCCAGATGCCCGGCCAGGGCCTCCACCCAACTCATGACTGCATCAGGGCGTCAGCCCGCTCCGCGACCCGGTTGAGCAGCCCGTTCACACCTTGCAGCACCGGCTTCTCCAGGTACTTGCTGGAGGTCGGCGAGTCGTGCTTGTAGCGGGTGATCTCGTGGACGTACATGGCGTAGGGGGCTGCGGGCCCGCCGTAGCCGATGATGACCTGCACCCCACCCTCGGGGGCCCGGGTCGGCTGGTCGACGTGCCCGGTTGAGCGCAGGATGCCGAAACGCACCGGCGTCATCATCTGCGACTTGGCGAAGATCACCAGCGCCTCCTGGTAGAGGGCGGCCTTCATGTAGGGCTCGGCGCGAGCACCGGCGCGAGCCAGCAGGCGCACCAGGTCCTTGATGTCGCGGGCCTTCACGGTGGTCATCAGCCGGTCCCGAACCGAACGACGACATGGTCTGCCGCGCCGTTCTCATCGGTGACGGGGTCCACTGAAACCACGACCGGACTCGACCCATCACCCAGGGTGATCTTGGAGTCGGTAGTGATGGCCGGGTTGCCGTCGATGTAGGCGCGGCCGGTCTCGACCACGTCCCGCCCGTCCTGCTTGCGGATCAGCCGCGTCTCATACACCACGCGGCAGGGGTAGGTCTGCGACTGGGCGAAGGCGCGCTTGCCATACAGGTCGACGGAGGTGGCGCCAGAGATGGCGATGGTGTCGGTCAGGAACTCGGCGAGCAGGGGATCCATCACGACCTCCCGTTGTCGAACTGTCCGATCGTGAAGTCAGTGTTGGTGCCGGGCTGGCGCTCGGCCGTGGACTTCAGGTTGTCCGCATTGACGATCGGCATGGGCGGTGCCGCCATGTCGCCTTGCGCAAGGATGGAGACCGCCAGGGCCGCGTAGGCGTCAGCCTGGGCGTTCTGAGACCTGGAGATGGACAGGTCGCCGACAGTGCGGGAGATGCCCGCCAGGCGGCTGTACTTGGCCCCCAGTTGCCCGCAGGCTCGGGCGCCCGCCTGGTAGACGTTCCCGTTGGTGCTCGACAGGTACCACAGGATCTCAGCGTCGGCCAACTGCTTGTCGCTGCTGTCGGTGTCGCCGATCAGGAAGCGGACGGTGTCCAGGGGCCGGGCTGAAGGGTCGCCCGAGTAGGACCAGTCGACCGTCTCGGACACCGCGTCGCCGGTGATCTGGATGACCAGCCAGCCGTCGTTCGGTGCGGACAGGGACTGGCCGGTCTTGGTGACGACGAAGCGACCCAGGTAGAAGCCGGGCGCAGCGGTGGCGTCACCGGCCGACCACGAGTAGGCGACCTTGCCCTTGTTGGTAACCTGGTCGGCGTCGATCGTGGCAGTGCCGCCGATCGAGGCGCCCCCGCTGGCGAGAGTGGCGGTGAAGGTGCCGGTGTAGCCGGTGAGATCCACGGCGACGCCGTCGACCGTGACGGTGCGACTCACGCCCGGGAGCCGGTCGCCTTGGCGCAGGATGATGTCCGGCGTCATGCCCCGCTCACCCCTCTCGAACCGCTTGTCGACACCAGGCCCTCGGAACCGGGCGAACCAGTGCGGCCCATTGTCCCATCGGAGGCACTGCGTCCAGATCCGCCGTCGGCGTCGACCTGGCCCGGACTACCGGCAGCATCGGCCTCCTGGACCGACCCGAGGCTGATGGTCTCGCCCGGCCCACCGATGCTCACGGTCACCCCGGGCGGGCCGGGTGCGCCGGAGCGGTCACCGAACAGCAGGACGGATGCCGGGTTGGTGCCGGTGGCGTCACCCGTGCCGACCAGAACGATGGAGCCGGTGGGGCCGACGGTGGCGTAGGAGGACACTGTGCCCGTGAGGATGAGCACCGCACCAGGCGCCACCACGGCCGAGGCCGCTGCCGCGCCCGACAGGACCAGTGAACCGGCTGCGGTGCCCGGGGTGTACGTCGCCCCCGAGCCGACCAGTGTCAGCGCACCGGTGGCGGTGGTGGTGATGCTCGCGCTCACCGAGCCGGACAAGTCAACGGTGCCCGTGGCGGTGGCTCGAACGGAAGCCGTAACGGTGCCAGTGAGCGTCACCGATCCGGTCGCAGTGAGTTGCGCTGACGCCGCCCCACTGCCGGACAGGCTGATGCTGCCGGTGGCGTTGTTGCCCGGCGAGGTGCTTGCGGTGCCGGTCAGGTCGATAGACCCGGCCGTGGTGACGGTCGCCTGAGCAGTAGTCGACCCGGCCAGACTGACGGACCCGGCGGCGGTGGGGAGAGCCTGCGCGCTGACACTGCCGCCGAGGCTGAGTGACCCGCTGGCGGTCGGGCGGGCCTGGGTGGTAGCCGACCCACCAAGGCTCAGTGACCCCGAGGCGGATGGACTTGCCGAACCGGAGGCGGTCGCGGTGAGGGTGACCGAGCCGGAGGCGGATGTGCTGGCTTGGGCCGTGACCGTCCCGGTGAGCGTGACCGATCCGGTGGCGGTGGGGCTGCCACCGCCAGGCGTGCGCTGGAGCAGCAGTAGGAGGGACACGTTACGTTCCCGTCGTCGTGTCCAGCGCCTTCACCGTGAGCCGGATGAGTGCGTTCACCTGCCGGGTCAGGGCCTTCACCTGCGCGGTGTTCTGTGCCGTGGTCGGGGAGGTGATCGCCAGGTAGGTGGCGTTGCTGGTGAGTGCGGCCTGCGCCTTGGAGATCAGGGCGCGCCGGTTGGTCTCCGCAACGGCGGCCGGATCCGTGGCGGCTGCGGCCTTCGCCTGGGCTGTTGTGACCTCTTGACCGCTCGCGTCGAAGTACCGAACGGTACCGCCGATGACCTTCGCGGTGATGGTTATGGCCATGTCACACCTTCAACGTCAGGACGGCCGCAGCGAGGGCGGTGAGGTCGGCGGGAGGGTCCATGATCGCACGGAACAGGGCCAGCGCGGAGGACACTTGGGTGTCGATGATGGCCTGCTCCTCCGGTGTCGGGTACGGGGAGAGCGCGGCCAGGTTCACGGCCTCCCCGAGAGCAGCGCGGCAGTTGAGCATGGCCTGGGATCGTGCGGCCATCTGGGGGGCGAGCCGTTCGGCCTCCGCAATGGAGGCGTCCAGACCAAGCAATCGTTCGGGAATCGGGTAGGGGTCACCCACCGGCAGGCCTGTTTCAAGGTCGAGATCAGTCACGGTGCCTGCGGTGAAGTCAAACCGCGACAGCACCCCCTCTTTCACCATGAGGTCGCGCACACTCACAGGAGCCCCCTGAACCGTGTCAGTTTCGCCGTGGTCGTGTTCTTCCAATGGAAGCCGATGCCCTCCGAGAAGTAGGAGGGCAGGCCCGACGTCGGGGTGACGGAGGAAAGGTCTGCTCGCACGGCCCCGGTGATGCCGTCATAGACGCGCAACGTGAGGACCGCACCGACACGCTGGAAGTAAACGTAGTCCTCATAGCAGTACGGCACGAGCGACAGAACGGTGTCTCCATTCACGACGGCGCGGGCCGATGACTGCTCCTGGGCGCGGGTGATCGTGAGCGTCTTCGTGCCGACGTTTACCGCCGTGACGTTCACTGTTTCGGTGCCGCCGATGAGGGCCATGAAGGGGGCAGCGGGGAACAGTGAAACGTCGTTCACCACGACCGTCGTTCCCGACGTCGAGGGTGAGGGGGCGGTGGTCACGGTGGTCGAGTGATACACGCGGTCGCGCACGGTGCCTGCTGCGGCAGAGGCCAGGATGAAGCCGGTGTCGCCACCGTTCTCCAGGATGATCGACCCGTCGCTCTTGACGACCCCCAGATAGGACGATGCGAGGCCGCTGCCCCCTTGGCCGACGCAGAGTCGACCGCTTGCTTCGGTGGGGAGTTTCGCGACACGACCGATCGCCCAGCAGGTGGACTCCACCGTCTGGAAGCCGAAGCCCGTCACGAACTTGATGGCCCGGATGCTTCGCTCCGCAACCGTGTTCTTCATGGTGACGCCGCACGGGAACTGTGCGACGTTCCCGGTGGTGCTCGCCCAGGCATCGTCGGGCTGCCCGGTGTAGATCGTGAACGAGTTGTCGTCATGCGAAACGACAACGGCACCCGTCCGGTTGTAGGCGGTGCCCACGCCGTTGATCGTGACGCGCTCACCCGTCCTCACGGGATTCGTGCCGGTGGCGACGTCAAACTGCGCGTAGCCGAAGTTCGTTTGCCGACCCGTCAGATTGACGATGGCCCCGGTCCCGCTGCCCGCTGCCGAGACAAAGTTGCCCCCGGCCGTGACGTTCGTGAAGCCGTAGAGGTCGCCTTGCGTGGGCAGGGTGCCGTCCGTTGAGGCATACCAGGAAGGGGGCGACGGGATGTGCCCCTGCTCCGGGGAGCCACGGTCCAGCACGATCGCTGTCGCTGGGAGTTCCGGCAGGCGGGGTAGGGCGTAACGCATCTTCGTGGACCATTGGCCCGCAACGTCTAGGCCCTTCGGCCCCCACAGGATGGCCGCGCCACGGCCCTGCTCCGAAGTCTGCGACTCCTGGAAGTAAACGTCGCCGTCGTTACCGAACGAGTTGGACGGCAAGGTGGGCGACGGATAGCCCTGCGTCGTCTTGTCAGCCTTGATCGGGTTGATCGGCGGGTAAAGGGGCATCAGGTCAACTCCGTGATCCGCGCAGCGCCGTTCGCTGTGACCCAGATGCCTTGAACAGCCCCGGTGTAATCGAACGGCAGTTCGTAGTAGGCATCGGGCACCATCTTCACCGTCGCGGTCGTGGCACTCGCCCCGAAGGTGCCAAGCCGCACATACAGGATCGACGTCGAGTCATTCCAGATCGTTGCGCCCTGCCGGTTCGCGTTCGCCGCGAGCAGCGTGTTCGTGGTGATCGCAGCCGCCACGCTCATCTGGGTAACGGTGTCGGCGGCACCTCGCAGCACCCCGTTCTTGTCGGCGAGGGTGACGACCTGCTGCTCCGCCGACGAGTCGACGCCAGCATTGGTGACGACGCGCACCGGGTTACCGGCGGCATCGACGTTCGTCTTGTGCGAACCGGTCGCCATTACGACGCCGTGAAGGAGAGGGCGCCCGCTGCGATGACGATGGATGC